AATATAAATTATGCCGGGATGTACAAGCCAACATAAGTTTTGGTCCCGGGGAAGCAAACGTACACAATAAATCTGTGTCGGAGACACAGTCAGCAGCGTCTGAAAATTCTAAATCTTCATTGAAAATAAAATTTAAACCGCAATCTGGTCCGGAAGGTACTACTGTTATGGAAGGTTCTAAACTTTCCACAGAACAGAATATTCTTTTTCGCGACCAAAATCCATCCTATGTTTATGGGGTGGATTATGTAGAAGACCCTACGAGAGGGTTACAGGATACTGATGATGCAACTCTCGATAACTTCTTTTCACGTCCCTTGAAAATTAGTACTCAGGAGTGGGGCACAGGCACCACTTTGGGTTATGATTTTGATCCTTGGCAATTGTATTTTGGAAATCCTCGTGTGATTAACAGGATGACAAATTACAATTTGATGCGTGCGAAGTTGCATTTAAAGATAGTGATTAATGGTAATGGATTTCAATATGGTCGTGCCATAGTTGGTTATCTTCCATTGGACAATTATGATCGCATGTCTACATTTGCATCGCTTATACCACAAGATTTGGTTCAATTGTCACAGTGTCCACATGTCTTCGTTGACCCTACTACGTCTACGGGAGGAGAATTGTGTCTGCCCTATTATAACCATTTCAACAATTCTTCTATACCGTTTGGTGATTATCGCAACCTTGGGCGAATATATGTTCGTTCAATTAATGCTTTGAAACACGCCAATGGAGCGGGAGATAAATGCACTGTGTCCATTTTTGCATGGGCTGAGAATGTGCAATTAAATGTTCTCACTTCTGTTGACGCTGTGACGTTGACCCCTCAGTCTGGTATGGAATCCAAGATGGGTAAGAAAAATACAATGTCTAAGTCATCAAAAGGGGGTAAAAGGAGTAGTTATGCCAGACAAGATGGCACGGCTGCTGCAGGTAAGGAAATAGATGAAGCTAATTCAACTGGTATGGTATCAGGGCCTGCAACTTCTATAGCTAAGGTGGCTAATGCATTGAGTGTAATACCTCAAATTGCACCATTTGCGATGGCAACATCTAAGGTTGCCGGCGCAGTTGGTAATGCTGCTAAAGCACTTGGATATTGTAGACCTCCTGTCACCAAAAATCCGGAGCCTTATAGGCCAACACCATCGTCTCAGTTGGCGACAACCAATACACCAGATACAGCTATTAAGCTTACGGTAGATGAGAAGCAAGAGTTGACCATTGATCCAGGGATAGCTGGGCTTGGACCAGAAGATCCTATGTCAATTCAGAATATAGCATCCCGTGAATCATATTTAACAAAGTTTACTTGGAACATGGGTACTGCACCTGAAACATTACTTTGGAATGCTAGAGTAGATCCTGTACAATGGGATGTGTCTGGTGGTATTCCTTTTGCATATCATTTCCCTGCTACAGCAATGGCAGCTCTTCCTTTTAAATATTGGACAGGCACTTTGAAATTTAGATTTCAGATTGTGTGTTCCGCTTTTCATAAAGGAAGACTAAAGTTTGTGTACGATCCAGTATTTTTAAACTCGAATGAGTATAATACGAATTATATTGAGATTGTTGACATTGCAGACACTCAAGATTTTACAATTGAGATTGGCAACGGACAACAAACAACATTGTTAGAGCATGCTTTGCCAGGTGAAGATCAAGTTTCACAACAGCATGGCACTCAATCTTTAGTATATCGACCTTACGGTAATGGAGTTGTTGGGGTATTTATTGTCAATGAATTGACTACACCTAACAGCACTGTAACTAATGACATTGATATTAATGTCTTCATATCTGCGGGAGATGACTTTGAAGTTTTCGTCCCTGATGATCACTTTCAGAAATTTGTTCTTAAACCACAAACGGCAAATAGCTCGACTTTGAATGAGCGTGCGATTGAGCCGCAGAGTGGGAATGAAATTGTTCCTGATTCGCAGGATACTCAGGAGCCTTCAGCTCCTGAGCATTCAATGAGTGATAATCTCGGGCCAGGTATACAAGATACACAGCACCTCAACAAAGTTTTTACTGGCGAAGCCATAATGTCTTTTCGTACTTTACTTAAACGATATAATTTATGGCGACGAGAAAAGACGAATGTTGGAACTTCACCTAACTGCACAAATATAAAAGTGACAAAATGTATGTATCCATTTTACCGAGGAAAAGTTAGTGGTGCAGTGGATCAGGGTGTTGCTTCAGCATATAATTATGTGAATACCGTTTTGTTGCATTGGGTCACAGTTGCTTTTTCTGGGTGGAGAGGTAGCATTAGGTATAAGTTGATGTTCGACAAGTGTTACCAGAATTCAACAGTTAATGTTGATTCTCGCGTGTATATAACCCGTGAACCGGTTTTTCCGTTTGGACAACCTACTTATAGTCGAGTTTTATCTAACAATGCTTTTACCTTTTCAGATGAAGCAGCTAGTGTAAAAGTCATTGCGGGTATGACTAAAGCTACTGGTACTAAAGGAATGTTGTACGCGACAGATAAAATAAATCCTGTGGTAGAGTTTGAAGTTCCATATTATTCTCAATATCGCTTTACACCAGGTAAATTAATAGATTATACTGAAGATGATACTTTCACTCCAAATTGGTCCATGGAAGCTGATGTGTTTTCCACAGGCTCGTCAGTTGTGGATTATCATGTCGCAGCAGGTGAAGATTTTCAAGTATATTTCTTCACTGGATTACCCCGTATGTATTATGAGGAAACACCAAATAATCCATAGTCTATACCGACTTTAAAGGTAAAAATAAAATAAAATTGTTCTCTGTAGCCGAGAACGGCGTTTGCATTGCATGCGACCTGGCTGACCGCCGAATAAAATATGTTAACCCTAAGTAGGTAGCATTTGATTCGGCGTCAGCCGATGATTATGTCCTGTAGTTTTGCTATAGGTCCTAATAAGGGAGTTACAAATTTTAATAGCGGTAGCCACGAGTCCGTCGTAAGACTGACCCGATCGAAT